GTCAAGAAGCATCCCTACATCTGATTCCGCTACATCTCCAAGCTCCTTCATAGCCTTTTTTTGTTCGGGCGTTGCTTTTACTCGGGCGCGCTCTTTTGCGCCGTGCTTTCGAGCTTCATCAGCGCTCTTGAATTTCTTCTTAGGCTTCGATGGTGGATTTATGATGTCATTGACTTTTTTATCAAGTTCTTTTTTGATTTGTGCTTTAGTCCGCGTATCTCCTGCGGACTTCATATTTTCTACGTACTGTTCTCTAATGACCTCAATCTCGTCGGCCAATTTCTTAAATTCATCAGACGAAGAGTCGAGTTTCGAGAGTCTTACCTTGTCGTCAACCAAGAGGCTGATAGTTTTCTTTTCGGGCATTGATTTAACTCTGTCGCGCAAATCATCGAGGTCGGCCCTGCGAGCAATATCGGCCATTTCTTTTGAATCAAGCAGACCTTCTCGCTTACGTATCGAGTAGACCTCATCATCAAATCTTTTTCTTTCACCACTAGCGCCTATACCGTACTTCTTGCGCCAAATTTTTGACGCCTCGTCGTATCGTTTTGCGTGAAAATCAAATTCTCTCTTGGCTTCCCGCACTGCATCAGCCTTGAGTATGTCTCGAACGATTTTTCCTGATGTGGTAAGCGGGAAAAAGGGGTCTTCTATCTCTTCTACCTCTAATAATTCCAGCCGTCTGGCACTGGCGTCACGCTGAGAGCCAATGATTGCTGCCTCTTCAAACATTTCTTCTTCTGAAAATTTGGAGAACTCTGTTTTGAATCGCTTAAGTTCTTCACGGATTGCGGCGGTAGCTCGCGCGTCGATGTCTTCATCTGATACTGAACCTGGGTCAACGGGGTCCGCGGGAATATCAAATACGTCATCTAATTTTCTCTGACCATCTGTGTCATCACTTGCCGTTCGGTCTCTTGCCGCCACAGAGAAGGACATGTTGTCCATCCACTCAAGAGCAGCGTCAACATCGTCGCCAAAGATAATTCCGCGTTCGCGTAGTGCCCAAATCTCGGCAGATGCTTCCAGCGCCCATACTTCCGAACCTACAGCGTATCCATCACGCGGGTATGCCCCAGCCAATGGAGCAATTGCCTGGATTCTGGTCATTGCGTCATTTAGCGATTCAATATTGATTGAGTCAGCAATGCCAGTCATTATTGACATAAGGTCGGAGCCTGTCAGGCTATTGATGTTCTTAACTTCACGCTCGCCAACAACAGCTCCTTTTTTATTTCTGACCGCAACGGAAATGAAACCTTTTTCTGTAATTTCTTTCTGTATTTTGTCCAGGAATACTTGAGATTGTTTGTGGTGAGCTATTTCATGGAGCATGATATGACTTGAAAATCCATACACGCCATCAAGGAGGCCGGCCATGCCTCTGGCCGTATGGTCTGCATTTACCATGAAATCAGCAACCGCAAGTCGTCCTTCTGCTTCGCTTCTAGCACCAATAGCAGATATTGCTAAACGCTCGTCTCCGCCCATGTTCGGAAGCATGGTTTCTTGATTGGCACTAATCATCCCCATATTGATGTGTATTGCCGTTTTCATCCCATTTTGCGTTCTATAGAAGGACGTACCAGCTTCATCATCTGTCATGAAGTTGAATTCAATTCGACCAACCCCACGCATGCTGCCTGGGTCTGTCATGAATTGGTCAAGTAAGGTTTCAAGCATTGCTCGTTGAGTGGTCTTGTATCGCTCAAAATCAGACTTCAATAGTCTTTCTTGTTCTTTACTAGAGAGCCTGTTCCAGCCAGGAGTAGATGAGAGTCTTGTTTTTACAAATTCTTTTATTTCTACATCTGTTAATAGCTCGTCCCCTTTTCCGGAAACATCAAGAACTTGCACATCCCAGCCAGCAGTGCCGCCTGTTTGCGAATGCATTTCTTTTAGTTTTTTAAGCGCCTTAACCGGAGCATCTGGGTCGTCGGCGTCAATCCCCAATGCGTCGTACATGCGCACAACTTCGGCTTTTTGACGAGCAATATCATCCTGACCACGAATGGCTCCGTTTTTAAATAAACGTAAATTCTCTGGGACGGCGATGTCTCGCCATTCCGGTATTTTGATTCCCCAGTAGGCGCACTTTTCCGCAAGAGCAGGGTCTCTTTTCGACCTGGGGCCATGTATCCATCTGAAGAAGTCTGCGGCGTTTTGGCGCAATCCCGTATATTCACCTTGGGCAGTGAGCTTGGCTGCCTGTCGCGCTGCAAAGCGAGAGAATTTCGATGCACTGAATCCAAAACAGTTTGCTCCAGTGGCGTCTGTAAATTGATTTGCTGCAGGCGTTCCTGGAGGACATCTAAATTTATTGTTTTCGTCACGAAGGATGCCAAACACGGCTGCAGCTCGCGAAAGGAGCGAGCCTCCTGGAACTCTGGATTCAAGACTGCGACCCGGTAATCTTTTTTCTTCTAGGGTGTTTTTTTCATTTTTACGTAAGGCTTGCTGTTTTTCTTCATAGCTAAGCCCTGCCGCTATTCCGAATGGGTCAATGATTTTTTCGGAATCAGGTATGACCTCATCTGTCCTTGGATTTACCTTGTATTTGCTTAACTTTATTTTTGGCTTTTCCCTATAGGCCCGAAGCATTTCTTCAAATGTTGTCGTTGACTTATCTTCCGGCGGCAACCAGCCAAAGTTGGGCTCTGTGCCCATTCCCTCGCGAGATTGAAAAGGAGGGCTCAAGACAAGCCTCGAACCGGGTTCCCACTTTCCTCCCGTTTCCCATCTATATCCAAATTCATTGGATTCGACACCAGGTCGACTGTCTCCGGTGAATTCTCGTTTTTTCCCGTCGGTATCGACATCGGCTTTTACGCGTATGCCAAAACCTTCTGTAATAGTTTTTGTGACAAGCTCGGCCTGAAGTTTTCCAGTTGACAGAGACGAGTTAATCGACTGCCTGAAAAGAACTGCCTTTTCATTGAAGTCGCCGCAGCACGAAGACGGCACCATGAGTTGTGCTGAAACTATTACTCTTTCCCGCATTGCTGGGGTATTCGCCACGTGGCGCCCCCTCTTAGTTGTCGTCTACGGAGTCTTCGAGCAGCTGAAACTCGACAAGAGACGCCATGAATTCTGCGTCACTTAAATTACTGCTGCTTTTTTCTTCTCCACCGGCTATCCAGTTTGCTGGAATCAAGCTCTCTAACTTGAGGGCGCGAGCACGTTTCATAATGTGCTTCTTGGTTGCCTCTTTGTCTTTTGCTCGACCAAATGCTTGAATTGCATTACGCAAATCGCCTTCAGAGACAATTGGGTAAGACCCGTCTTCCATGGCCATGCCATCTTTTGCCAAGTCCATGCGCCTCTCTTCCGAGAACGCATTTTTCATCGCAATTTCTGCCGCTTCGGCTTCAATTCCTTCAATCTCGTCGGATTCATACTTGTCGTAGCCGAGGACTTCTCCATCCAATGCCACGAATACGTCATATGACTTGCCATCAAAGCCTTCTATTTCAACGGCATACGAATCAAAGCCCTCAAATATATCGGGCTCAATCGCTACTACTGTTCCATCAATTGATTTGACAGCAATTTCAGCAGCTTCCGTAAAGTCAATTAGTCTGAAACTACCGATGTCTGATTTCTTATCGAATTCCGTCATGTCAAGTTTGTGGAAACCAAGAATTTCCGCAGAGGTACCATCGACAAAAACTTCGTTTACGGAACCATCTTTTACCTGTACATCCACAACGAACATATCGGCATCTGGCGAATAACCAGAATCAACGACTACGCCATCAAACATTTTCTCAGCGAGACCTTCAACATGAAGAATCCCTGGCATGCCTTTTTCGGCAACGCAACCTCCTGGGCAGTCATCGCAAACTGGCGAAGAGCCACCATAGGCCTTGCGCTCAATAGCGCACACATAGCCTGTCGCACCAATATCAGCGACCTTCAGTCCCATGGACCCAATACGAGCGCGACGAATCTCTTCCCACTCAGTATGAAGCGGGGAGAAAGACTTGGCACCCATTTCTGCGTACTCTTCATCTTCCTCTTCTTCATCTTCGTCTTCTTCGAGCTCTTCGTCTTCTTCTTCGGCATCCATATCTGGCATGGCGCCTTCCATGCCCTTTCGGCGACCCTTGACGTGTCGACGACCATTCATCTTTACTTCTTCGTCCTCTTCGAGCTCTTCTTCGACTTCTTCTTCCTCGAGCTCCTCGTCGTCTTCTTCGCCATCCATGACTGGCATAGCGCCTTCCATGTTCTTTCGGCCGGCGCGACGCATTCGCATCATCTGCTTGTATTCTTCGTCTTCTTCGTCTTCTTCGTCTTCTTCCATGACGTCTTCTTCGTCATCCATTGCTGGGACGGCCATGCCCATGCCTTTTTTCTTCTTAGGCATTGCATGCATCATCTTTTCGTCTTCTTCGACTTCTTCTTCCTCGAGCTCCATGGGCGCGACCATGCCCTTCTTCTTCGGCATAACGGCGGCCATTTCTTCCTCCGTCATGTCTGGTTCGTCACCTTCGTCGGCCATCTCAAGAAGTGCATGTCCAGGCTTTTTATTATTGCCTTTTTTCTTGACGGAAGCAGAGGTGGGATTCAACAACTCTTCCTCATCCATCTCCTCGTCTGCTTCTGGTTCAGCAACAGCGGGCACCATCTTCATTTCTACGGGCATAGCTCCGCACTTGGCACATAGTTCTGCGCCCTTGACGAAGCCGCAATCTGCGACAGCGCCTTTTGCGCACTTAAGAACATTGCCGCCACCGTCAATGCTTAGCGTAACTTTTTCGTCGTATTTCATACAGCTCCCGTTAGTGCAGGGAAATGACCGGATAGACCATTAACCAATAATGTATTTAAATTATAACCTATCACGCTATACGTGAGTGAATTAGGAACACCCAATACTTCTCTTTGATTTTTTAGCATCTCTAACTTACTTTTCTCTTTTTGCCAGACAAGGTTTCACCAGACTCAATTCTTTCTGCGGCAGTTCTCAGTTGTTCGGCGCTAAATATGTCATCGATGGTGTGATTGGTTCCGAACACTTCATTAAATCTGTCAACTATTGATTGCAATTCTGAGTCAGAGAATCTTGCTTCGTTTCCTTTTTTCGGAGACCATGCCGAGCCTTTTGCCGTCGCAGCATCTCTTAACGCAACACCCATGTCAGTTCTTCCAGTTATCTTGTTTCGACTGGCTTGGCTATTGAGCTTGCTATCAGGAAAACTCTTGTCAATAAATTCGTTTAATGCTTCATACACGGCGTATTTTGATTTCTTCAGTTCGTTGTCAAATCTTTCGCCCGTGGACGCGTCTTTCCAGACTGAAGCGGCGTTAGGTATTAACCCAGTTCTAATCATGTGAGCGACCGTGGCCGTTGGTATTCCGTCTTTCTTCCATTCGTCCCATGCTCCGACGGCATCCATTCCGAAAGCAGCAGACATTCGTTCTTTAAGGGTCGTCTTCCATTCTTGTCTATCGATTCCTAGATATTTCAGAAGCTGCTCTAATTCAAAATCTTCTCTGCTTGTTTTGTCTCCACTAATTATCTCACCATCTGGTTCCGCACTAGGCAGAACGCCATCAATAAGCTCTCCGTAGAGGTCGTATTCTGCCTCTGAGTCGCCCTTGGTCGGGTCCTCTGGGTCAAAGCGACCAGTTGCGCGGAATTTAGACACTGCGCTAATTTCGCCAAGCTTGCTGTATTCGTCTGGCGTTATGGACTCGCCCTCTTCCGGGTCGAACCAATGAGGGAACGCGTCCTTGCCGAAGGTCTCGATTATGAACCTGTCACGCATGTTTGCGCGACCAACATTTTCCAAAGCAAGGTCTATCTTTGAGAATCCTTCAACATCACCACTGGGTGATGGCGGGATAATCTTTGCTACTTCTTCGGCGCTAACTGGGGAAAAGTATCGCCATGCGCTCAGCTCTGGTTGCTTGCCGAGTTCGGCAATAAGCAGTCTGACAGCATCATGGTTGATGCCGGCGTCCGGCGCTTCCAGGGCTGCCGTATCTGGACCATTCAAGCCAAGAAGTGTTGCAAGCTCTTTGCGTGTAACCGGGCGGGTCTGAGTCCACTGTAGCGAACTCTTCCCGTCCCTATTGGCGGAAACAAATTCGGTCGGAACTCTTAGAGTTTCAGCAAGTTTGTCCACGGACAGCATCCATGTCAGCGCCGAGGGAGCGTCATTCACGTTATTGTCGCCCACTCTGCCGACACGAACGAGGTTTTGGCGCTTCTTCATCTCTGCACCAACTGACTTTATTGTTGCAGCGTTTTTAGATTTGCGTGCTTCGGTTTCTGATGCATCGTCGTCCACATCTATTGCTATTCCGACGTCACGGAAACGCTTCCACACGTTCATTGAGAAATTCAACTTGGCTTGCTCTTTTGGCGACTTTAAGTCACCCCTAAAGCGAATGCCAGCAATTTCTTGTGCGCTTCCGCTGCCATCGTAAATTCTACTGCCGCCTGACGACCCTCTTCTATTGAGTCTGCCGTCGCGACGAGTTGGTGTATTTTTGGGGCCACTACCCGCTCCACTTGACAGGCCTGTCGATGGGTCTGGTTTTGCGCCGCCCCTTGCAGGGAGGTTGTCGAAATTGATATCTTCGACGCGCATGGCGTTTAGTTTTTGATAGAAGTCCGGCAGCGGTATTCCGCCCTCATCGCCAAATGCTCCTCTGTCGAGCCCTTCTGGGATGTGTCCATCTTTTACGGCTTGAGCCATCGCTTCGCGAACTGGCTTCGTTTTCTGGTCGTGCAAATAAAAGGCAAAGGTCTTTGCTCCTGGGTCTATCATTTTTTTAGCACGTGAAAGGCCTACATGTATGAGATTCGTTGCCTGCATCCATCCTATGGAAGCCTCACCCTTCGGTGTACTTTGAGGCAATAAGTCATCAGGGTCGTCAATGTCGTCCGCCATAACGAGATAGTCGAATTCCCGCCCCTTGCTCAGTGCCATCGTGGTTATTTGAACATCTCCGCCAACTTCCTTTGCTTCGTCACGAAGAGCCTGACCGAGAAGTTCCAATATGTCCGAACTTTCTTGTAGAGTTTCTCCTTCAATCACCCAACCGTCATACAGGCGACGCTTAGAACCTCCCTTCATGGCCCCCTCTGCCTCTTCTTTGGGCTTAACCTTGTCTTGAAGTCCATATCTTTGAATTATTTTCTCGAGATTCCTTCTGAATCTACCGTTACCAACCCTTTGATTGGGTGCCTTGTTTCTTGACTCAGAACCATCATCGTTGATTTTTGGCCGATTACTATCAACGCCATCTCCAGTAATGATTATTTTGCCGGTTGGCTTTCCTGGTTTCGTACTGCTACCACCATTAATTTCGAGCTGTGCATAAACAGCCGACCTTCCATCGGTGGCTCCAGTTGGTTGAGGAATTATAATTATTTTTTTACGCTGACTATCACTCGCCTGTTCTGCTTCTGCCGCTTTGGTGCCGCGAGATATTCCCATAACTACTGCCCTGACACCTTTTGATGGGTCTGAGTCATCGCCAGTAAAATTGTTTAGTTGTTGAGTTTTTCTTTCTGGCAATAGCACCGCAGGAACGGTGCGAATTTTTTGTTTGCCGTTTACTTCTTCAACAATATTTTCACCCCGAAGAAGGGTGAGCATTCCGCGAGTTCCAAGAGGCGCTTGTCCTGGTGGGGCTGTCGTTATGAGTCTGTATGCGGTGGTTAGCTGTTGGGACCTGGATTGTTTAAGTAATTGTTGAAGTCTTCCCTGTGTCCAGACTGGCCCAAGCCACTGGGATTCAGGGGGACGTCCCCCAAATATTTTTTCGTATGCCGCTTGCTGTTCTGGACTTTTCATGATGTAGTCAAGTTGAATAGTAAATGCCAACAAATCTTCATGTTTTTTGGCTGGAATAACTACTTCTGGTATTTTTGGGAATCCATTTTCGTCTTTTTCGGCGTTCGGCCTATTGATGACTAGGTCAATGAACTTGAGGGCCCAGTCTATAATTTCCGCATTAGTCCCTGTTAAAATGGCGTCTGGGAAGATGCCTTGATTGGCGAGTTCAACAAAGTCGACTATTTTTCCTTCTCTTTCATCGTAGAGCTCGTCGCGTAGTTGTTTTAGAATTGCATCCTGAGCAACTCTGGTCTTGTCAGATATCTCAATTTTTTTATCTGGTGTTGAAAATCTTTTTTCAATATCGTCGATAATCAGGGCGCGTGTTTTGTCGTTGATTTCTGGAACTTGATTTGCGCCTTTTCTGTCTTTTTTTGCAAGCACTGGGTCAAACAACATGTTTATGACCTCTTGTGCCTGACCCTTCACATGCTTCCAGTCCATTGACTGCGGAACTTCCTGTCCTCTCAGGTAGAGGTTCTGTCGACCAAGTGCCATGTTGGTTAAGTGAGCGACGACTGGTCCATACCTAAATGATTCGGTTATTGATAGCGAATATTCAGCATCAAGGGAATCAAGTATGTTCTTCGCATCGCGGAAAGCATAAACAGCCTGTCTATCATCACCCACTAAAATTATTGGAAGATTTTTTCTATTGTTTTCTAATACGGTTTCCAAAATTTCATTAGAGTCTTGAGACTCGTCTACCATGAACGCGCTGAGTGGATTCTCGACAGTGGCAACCCGCTTGGCAAGTCTTGCTTTTACTTTGCTACTTGAACCATCTCGCGAGGTTCCCGCCACAATCCATTCTTCACCGTTCTCGTCAACATACTTGTCTCCAACTTTGTATGTATTCGGTATCGGCACTTTGTTTCTTGTTTGATTTTCAGAATGCGTTATGAGGCCAGGGTCGGTTCTTAAGTCCGGATTCGAAAGTAGCCATAGTTTTTGAACAGAGTCCCTTCGCGGAATCATGTTGCTGTTGCCGTCCATCATTGCATCTATCGCTTGCTGGAGGGCCTCAACCCACAATTTGGGTACTTGGTCCTCTGTGAGGACCGTGTCCACGACATGAATGTCTTTTCCCTGGCCTTTAGGGGTGGTGCGGCCCTCTGCACGATATGCCGACGGCGTAAACATCCATGCTGCTGCTTTTTCTTCTTTTGATATTTCCCATCTTCCGAGAGCGTTACTGAGAATATCGGCCATTTCTTCAGTGGTTACTTGTGTTGTTCCTCTTCCATCAGGGAGAATAAATATTGACTCGTCGTATTGTTCACGAACTTCTTTGCCGTTGGCGTCACGGACTGTTCTGCCCTTGGAGTCCTTCTGTACTCGGTCTCTTCTTCTGGTTTGCTGGTCGGGCCATTTGTCTATCCCAAGGAATTTAATCCAGTCCACGGCATCATCAAGTCTCTGCCAACCAAGGGTCCTGTAACCAGGCTCCTCTCCTACAAATGTTTCAATCGTGCCATCAAAATGTTCGCGAACAAAATCGGAACCAATTCTCCTTGGTTCATCTGGAGTTTTTTCTTTACTTATAAATTTTGGATTATCTTTACCGCTTCCGGCGGCTGAGTTATCTGCTTTAAGTTTCTGGACTGCCATTTTTCTACGGAACGCAGGACCAAATCTTTTGTCGCCACCACCTAGCATTAGAGACCAAAGAAAAAGCTTGTCGGTCGTGGCTATACCCGTATTTTTAGGGAATTCTTTCTCGGCTTCATGCTGGTTTTTTGTGTTAAAAACCGTGTAATACATATTGCCCATGGGGTTGTCTTTTGCAAGTTTTGCTACTGCTAACGCAATTTCTTCTGAAGACATCTTGCTAAAATCAATCTTATATCTATCTGCTAAATACTTGAGTTGTTCTTTGCGACGCTCGTCGCCTTCTGGCCATAGGTTGAATTCACGAGCCAACGCCCATGCAATACTCTTCAGGGTTGTAGTTTTTCCTGTTCCTGCACCAGCAAGAATAGACATGATTTGTGGGTTTTTCTCACGAACAAGACGCATAACAACATCCATAATGTCTCGCTGCTCGTTTGTTGGCTCATTACTTAAGCCGAACGCAAACTTCATGGAAATATCTTCATCGGTGCGCTCTACGTCGGGAGCGCCCTTCCTGCTCTTGATTGGGCCAGCCTTTTTTCCGCTTGCCAAAGCTCCAGATGGCGTAATTACTACGCCGTCTTTGTTCCTGCGTATAGCATTTGGATGAATCTGGAAGGAGCGCATTTCGCGCTCTTCGATACTTAGATTTCGAGCATCCGGAACAAGTTCGTCGTACTGCTCCATGTCAAGCAGGTCTTCCATTGGTCCCGTGATTGTTGTTGGTGACTTTATTTTTTCTCCACCCGGATATCCAGCAATCATTGGTATTTCAAACCAGCCCGAGTCCTTGCCCTTGCGTTCGCCGTCAGGGATACCTGCGAGCTTGCGCATTGTGGCAGAGCGGTCCATTATGTAGTCATTTGCTTTCTGCGCCTGCAGAATGGCCCGGTGAATTGCTAGCGGGTCTTTTTGTAGTTTCTTTATCCAGCTACTTAGGTAAAGCAAATGGTTTTCTTGTATCGTTGGTTCAAGGCCCATTGCGCCCATTGCAAACGCGGAGCCTATTTCTGCAATAAGTTCTTCAAAGGCGTAATCTTCGTCTCCAAACGTTTTCCCCAATTTTCTGTCGAGTCGACTCGGATGCGATGTCCAGTGGATTGTCTCATGCATTGCAGTTCCATAAAAAGCCAAAGCATCCTTGAACTGTTCAAATGCAGGCATATGAATTTTGTCGGTGGCGGGGCGATAAAAAGCCTGCGAGCCTAGAGATTCGACAAAAGAAGGACCTATTTCCTTAATGACATTTTCTATATCCTGCAACCGTTGCTCTTGGTTTATTTCTACATCACCAAGCTCGTAGAAACTTTCTGGGAGTCCTGCAATTTCATCGACGTTGTATACCGTTTGAACAGAATAGTAGCGACCCATTTCAACTTGCTTGCCAGTTGAATCAGTAAAGCTTCGTCCTTCACGAGGAACGAGAACCTGCACTCCCCTGTTTCTGCCTCCCGGTTTTACTTTGCCGCCTAACTTTTTCCACTGTCCCTCTCCGGCCCATCGATTCATTTTGTAGCCGCGAGCTGAGCCCGTAAGGGACAAAATCATCTGATTCATGCCTTGGTAGATGCGGTCACTAGTTGGATTCCGCGCATAATTCTCGGCATTACGCCATGGCAATTCCCATCTTTTTGATGCGTCTGGATTGTTGGCGAGTTCCTGCAAAATAGCGACAATATCTTTTGCCATTTCCTTGTATAACTCTTCAAGCTGGCTGGAGCCTTCGGGAAGCTCTGCCTTGTCTGCCAACTTTCCTGATGAAAGCGAGGACAGGGGGCCGTCATATTTGCGGCGCTCGTCTTGCGTCCGCTTCGCCTCGGGCTTATTTAGATACTTGCCGTAGCCGCTTGAAAGACCCTGACTGGTCTTTTCTACCTGCTTCTTTACGGGCTTTTTCTTTGGCTTTTCAGTATCAGCCATTTCGCCTTCGGCCATCTTCTCGACACGTTCCATGTATTTGTCGATTTCCGCAATGGCCTTCTTTAACTTCTTTATTTGGTCAGAATCTGATGCTCCATCCAAAACGCCTTGAAGCTCGTCACGCTGCGACTCTGCTGCGCCATATTTTTCTGCCGAATCAACATCCGGGTCGTCTATTCGCGGAAGATTTACAAGCTCGCTTCCAGAGGAAAGTTTCTGGCGCTCTTTAGGTTTTGTTATTTTCTCTACTTGAATTTCCGCTCGAGAAATTGCTGCAGCATTCGGCTTCGCAACCTGCCTGGGGGATGGCTTGGGGTTACGAATAGAGCCAGGACCATCTGGTGTTGGGTCATTTACGGCAAGCGGAACTCCACGCAGGAACAGTCCCTCTCCTACGATGCCGTTAAGGTTGGAGTCGCGTGCAGTGAATGGGTCAAAGTCTTCCGCACCCACAGATGTGAAGAAACGACCGCGAGAACGACCTCCGCCGATGTTTGGGCGGTCAATTAATCGACTGCTGATAGCTCTGCCGAGGCGATACCCGGCTGCTTTCCACTCTAGGTTGTTTTCACTTAAGGATTTTTTTTTTAAATTTGCGACAGCGTTGTCGACTGCCTCAATCAATTCGTAAGTAACGCCAGAAGTCATGAAGATACCGCTTGTGTCGACGTAAGAATCAACACCATGGTAATCAAAGATTGGGTCAAGAACTTGTTTTACTTGGAACGCGAACTGAGGTACAACTGGAAGTAAGTATGGCTTGTCTTCAAAATCTTCACTCTTGGAACCAAATTCACTCAAGAACTTAAAGCTCCGACGCTTCTTTCTCCGCTTGCCGACCACTCCACGAAGTCCTGCAACTGCTAATTCCCCGGGGTATTTCACCTCGAGGTCAGCGACGTAATCTTCTTCGGCGAATTCCTCGTCGAGTTCATATGCTTTTGAGCCGGCTCCCTTGACAACGCCCTTTGGGATGACGGCAAAACGACACTTACCTTCAGGTTCTACTTCCATGTCGATTATCTTGCAGGCGCTTCCACCCTGATAAAAGACGCAGTTGGAGCACTTGACGCCGATTCCGGCAACTTCATTTTGTGCAGCAGGGGTATACGCTGCCCATACTCCCTCGGAATCTTCGTTAAACTTTCCGTGACGCTTTACGATTTTTAAAAGAGCATCTCTTAAGTCAGCTTCTTCTTGGTCAAGATTACTTGGGTCAAATCGACTTCCATTATCGTTTTCGTATTGCACTGGTGGCAAAGGAACTATCTGGTTGCCGTTTTCGCCTGGCTTAATAGCAACTGGGATTGATGGCATTTGAGAAGGCCGAACAATTCTTTGTGGCTCATTTGGGGGCATACCTGGCATCGCCATTGGCATTGCGCTTACAGGAGCAATGGGCTTACGCACGGGCATTACAACAATGGGGCGCGGCGCACCGAACATATAATGTCCGCGATTATTGCTGAATCCACACTTGTAGCGGCCAACTTCTCCGTTGTCCATTCTTCGCGCAAACGTAATCTCTTCGTCGTTAACTTCCATTAAAGATACTTTTGCGCCCAAAATTGCAGCAAGCTGCTTTTCTATCTCTGCCTTGTCAATTGGGTTTTCTTCGTTCATCATGGACATCAAGATTCCACCGGACAACTCTTCGGACTTAACGGAAATAGTCCCAGTTAGCTGGTTTGCGCCATGCAGAACCGGAGATACCTCATATAACTCAAGTTCATAAATGATATTTGCTTGGGATTTCTGGTCAAACTGAGCTCGAAGTGTCTTGTAACCAATCGACCACTCCTGCTCTTCGCCAAAGAAGGCGACCATGGCGAATGCTTCGCGACCTTTTTCTGAATTGAGATTGAACTGAACTCGAGCGAACAGGCCACCAATTCCGGCCATCTTCATTTTCATAGGAAGGCGATTATCCGTGTTCGGAACTTCGTAAATCTCTAGAACCTTGCCAATGGGGTCATTCCAACTGTGTCCCCAGACAACGCGCGGCTTACGGCGTTGGAGGCTCTTCGTGAATGCTCCAGTGGCAACGATGTCGCCCACAGAGTCCTTGTTGCCGATGCCAGCCACGAAGCATTCGACAATTCCCTGCGCTTCATCCAAATTGATGGAGTCGGAGTGCCCGAGCGTAGACGACTTATATTCAAACAATTCTGATGGCATTCGATAGACCCTTCACGTCGTGTCTATTGAAAATAATAAGCGATTTAGAAGTCTGTCCGGTGCAACTATCACCAAAGTTATTTGTTTAAAGAAAATATTATTTATTTTACTGAAATAGTAATTTCTTTAAACTGTCTGGCCGAAACTCCATGCCGACCTTGTCTCGCGCTCTGCCAGTAATTCTTGTTGGTGCGCAAAAAAATCCGTGAACATTTCTACGAGACCATCGCGAAAGAAACTAAACCGTTTTTCTTCATCCGCATACACGAAAGATTTGAGCATTAAAGAGTTAATTTCATTGAAATGAGACTCGTTAATTTTCTTAATTCTCAATGTATGTGCATCAACCATTGCTCGAACATCTTTTGCTGGCAAGGCTTTGATTTTGAGACCGTTTGTGGATGCGTCATTAACTCTCGATTCAAAAGAATCATTAATAATTGATGACACAACAGGACGAATATCCTCATCGAACTGCTTGTTCCACGTATCTATTGACAATACGGATTCAATATCAAGCGTGCCGTGCATTAGGGCTTTCCTTGATTTTGTCCCGCTTGCCTTTTCAAGAACTACTCGTTGCTGGCGCTCAATAACTCTCTCCATGCCACGAGCTAGAATGTTCGTCCATCGCTCTATCGCCTGTTCATTGCGGTCAATTGCGTCTTTGGTCTCTTGTTTTTCTTCCGTGGACTTTACCTGTATCTCGTTATCCGGCGACGATGCCACGGACATAGGT